ATTTCAAAATCATCTGATAACAATTCTAGTTCTGTTATTATAGCAGTCTTTTCAAAGTTTGTCAAACATCAACTCCCTTTTTCTTGCTTTTCTTCTGCTTTTTTGTTCCGTTTACCGTAAAAGCTAGTTTTGTATTCAAACCCGCTAGTTTCTCCAAACGGAATTTTTTTTATTTCGCCGCCTTTATCTAAAAATTCTTGTATTAATTTTTCGTTTGCGTTTTGTGGTTTTGGCTCAGGATTCATCTTTTTAGTCCTAGTTCTTTATATGCAACTTGAATTGCTTTTGATTGAAAATATGCATCTGCTAATGCGTTGTGTAAATCTGTCTGAAATGCTTTGCGAGGATCTGCCTGGCAACATCCAAACAACGTTCTAGAATCTCGTATAATCCAAAAGTTCCACGGAATAGGTCTTGCGGCTTTTCGAAACATATCTTCCAGTATGGTATAGTCAAAACCGTATCCTTGACCCCATAACGTGTCAACACCAACAACCCATTTACTAATTTGTTTTAGTGCGTCTTCTACACTTACGGCGCCAGTTTGATCAAAGGCTTCATCTCTAATTTTTGCATCTTGTTTGCCCCACCATTCGATGGTGCTATCACTTACAGTACGACCTAACCTATCTTGTTGATCAATATCAATCTTAAGATATAGTTCACTGTGTGGCTCACTGTCGTCAAGGGGATTAAATTTAATTGCACCTAATGAAAGTACAGTTGCACTTGGACTAGTATCTATAGTTTCTAAGTCGATAGTACCGTGTGTTGCCATTACTTCTTACCTTTTCTATTTTCTTGACCAATGCCAGAAACAATTAACAATACATAAAGAATAGGCCAAGCCCATCCAGTTAAGTATCCTGTTGTGTGTAAAATCATAAGTGCAATGCCAGTAGCGCCTGTCGTGCCAATGCCTGCTGTTTGTGGTGTGGGTAATAACATAAAAACTCCTAATAATTTATACTATATTATAACGTATAAACTACTAGGAGTCAAGTGTTTTTTTAAATTATTTTACAAATTGAGCAAGTTGAGGTGATTTCCAACCTTCGGGCTTTAGTACTTTACCGTCTTCACGTTTAATTACTTTGCCTGTATTTGGATCAATCTTAGCAAAGTTTGTGTCCATTACTTCTTTCCAGGCTGCTTCTCCGTCCCAACCTGCGGCACGTATTGCACCCATAGTAACAACTAAGATGTCTACTAGTGCGTCGAGTTGTTCGACTTTGTCATCTGCTGCCACAGCATCTACTAGCTCACCTACTTCTTCGTCAATGAGGCCAAGATACATTTTGTAGTTTGCTTCACTTGGTGGCTGATCACACGCTACAGCAAATGTGTCAATATCTCTAAATACGTTTGTCATTAAGCGCCTGCTCCAAAATCTTCTGGCCTTGCTGTTGCTACATCACCTGCATCTACAGCATTACCAAATACTACATCTTCTGGTTGTTCACTTTGCCAACCGTGAATACTTTCTGCTTCTACAGTACGCATCATTTGTACAGTACCGTTATCCATTTCAACTTCAAAACCACGGGTCCAACGACCGTGCTCTACAAGTATCCAATCTCCAATATCGTAAGGATCATTGTTTTCAGTTCCTTTTGATATTACTCGTCCCCAACGAGGTTTAATACCTCTATCTAGTCCGTCATCTGATGAAATAATAATTCCACCTTTAGTAGTTTGTTCACCAAACTCCATATCGCTTACAATTACACGATTACGAATTGGTCTTACATTACCCTTTACTCGAGTAGTCAGACCTACTGAACCAGCATTAATTTCCATCTACGCCTCGCTTTTTGGTACAAAATTTCCGTCGGCATCTTCAACCCAGTCTTCGTCGTCTCCGAATTCTGCTGCCATCTTAGGATCTTCGTCGATCCCTTGCTCTTCTACTTTCTTTTGAGCTCTAGTCTTTGTTGCTTTTGGTGCCGGAGTATCTTCTTTTACTTCTTGCGTAGGCATCGGCTCATCCGGAACACGATTAGTACTTTCGTAATATTCTTTCATTACATCTTCTTTGTTACGAATAATTTTTCCACCTGGGCCAATCTCATCGCCTCTAGCGTTAACACGAGCATTACCAACCGCTGGAGTTAATTCGTTACGTTGCTGTAACAAGTCCATATCGATTGCTTTTCCTCGCATTGTTTTATATGTTTTTCTTGCATTACCTTTTAGTGCCATTTTATCTCTCCTAGTGAGTTATGTACGTATTTATCTCAAGAACTCTCGCCAATCCAGGTCATATTGGATTGAATTAATTTTGTGTACACCTATTAAGTATAACACATAACTTGCTACAGAACTACCTCTACCTACACCCCATACAATATTATTTTCACGCATAAAGTCTACAAGATAGATCATATAGCGTAATAAGTTATACATATCACGTTTATCATATTCTTGTAGTTCTTCCCATATACGATATTGTACGTGTTGCTCGCAAGGTATTTCTGCTTTGCCCAGTACATATTCATATACATTGATGTCTTTGTATTCATCAGGCATAAACCATTCACCCTGTAATGCACCGTCAAAAGTCTTTTGATCTACATCTAGTGGAATATACTTTTGTAGTTTATCAAAGCCTTGTTCTTGCATAACAGCATTGAACTTGTCTACATCATCGTTAGCATCGCACAGTACAACGTGTACTTTATCCGCATTGCCGCTGTATATCATATCAATTAGATCACGATTAGAAAATCGTGGGATACCGAGTTCATCTGTTTTCATAAGCATATATATAGTTTAGCGTACTTTTATTAATTTGTCAAGCTCTGATTTATCATCATTGCCCATTGCATCGTTAATAAGTTTTTGATTTGTTCTTCGAGTTTCAAGCTCAAGTTTGTAACTATCAATTAGAAGTGTTATTTGATTTTGAACTTCTGCGTTAGGAGTTTGCCAATACTTTCTATTTAATTGGATAATTTTTTCTTCTAAATCATTATCCGTTAGATCTTGGGTATTTTCAAACAATGGGTGCATTAGGAGTATTGTCCGATGTATCTGCCAAAATATTCAGTACTGCCTGTATATGTGTGAATTTCTACAAGGTGTACTTCGCTAGAGCCAATTGGAGTAGTACCGTTAAAGAACGATGCTGAGTTAGTTTCAACACGCAATGTAAGACCGCTGCTAAACTCTAAATTATGCGGTCCTGATGTAGCAGTAAAATGTAAAATAAATTTGCCATAATAGCCACTATCGGGTACATTAGTGAAAGCAATAGTTGTATCACCTGTTAACGTAATTGTATGATAGTTGCCTAAAGCAAAATCAATAGTAGTTACACCACTAGAATTACCAACAGCGTCAACAACTTCTCGTTGTGCTTGCAATGTTGGTCTAACTATTCTTGCTGTGCCGCCAGCACTTAAATCTTCAAAAATGTTTGTAGTAGCATAAGTTCCAGTACCAGTAGAATCAATACGTACTGCGTTTGCTTCCAAGTCTTCAAGTCTTGCTTTTATTGAAGTTGCATTATTATTAATAACTGCAAAATTATCTCTAAACCCCTGTGAATCGTTATCTTGTCCGGGTACAGGGAACTCTGTATCCAAATCTGTGGTGTTTACTATATTGCTTCCTGGTACGCTTGACATATTGTTATTCTCCTAGTACAGTATTTATCTTATCAAATGTTAAAGTCATAATTTGCGAAAACAATGTATTGTTCGTTACTGTTTCCTTGAGTACTATCTATTATGTATCTATCAATTTCAAAGTTAATTGAATTAAAATTAAAACTATTATTTTTTATATTTAAAAGGATATCTTGCGAAGTGCCTTCCTTACAATATGCAAGTACTACACACGGCACATACCCTAATGCTTCTATGTTATTTAGTTGTGGTGTTCTCATCCAAAGAGGTAAAAAATTATTATCAGTAACACCAACTTGTGAAATATTATCTCTCATATTAGTTAGATTACTAATATGTTTTTTAGTTTGTTTATTGCCATCAATACTAATTGCATCACTATCAAGTTTTATTGTATTAGTTATTGGTCTAAATCTATTTGGTTCATTATTTTCAATTCCGGAACTATTATCATTTTCTTCATAACTAACATCATTTATAACACGTTTGTTATTTGTTTTTATGTTAATAGTTTTTTGGACAGTTCCGTTAGTTGCTTCTATTGGGTCAATAATATCTACATACACAACCTCGTACACTGTATCTCTTGTTCCGGGTCTATAAGCTACTGCTGTTTTTACCTGACCAAATTTAAATTGTTTTTTCTTATGATTTTTTCCTGCTGCTGCAACAAAATTTTTCATTGCAACATTTTCAATTCCTGCATATACTAACATCTTTAAATCTTTTTGCAAACCAAATTCTGAATCGTTTGGTCTATATATTGATGAAGGTGTAAACACAATAGGATCACTAATAAAACTATTATATGTAAATTGTTGAGCAACTCCAAGGAATGGCTTAACATAAAGATTACTAAATGTTAAATCATTAGGATCGTTTATTGATATTGTGAATGATTTAGTAGTTGCACTAAATCCAAACTGGTCTTCGGCTTGTGCTGTAAATGTATATGTTTTATCGATACTAGTAGTATTAGAATCAAATATTCCATCATTTGCATCAAACGTTGTTAATCCTGACACAGCAAATCCTTCGTACTCTTCCCATTTTGCTGTATCACTAATAAATTCTGCACTACTAGTGTGTGCAACTAAACATTTATATAATGTAGTATTAACTTTTACAATATCGTTAGCAACATAATCTCTAGATGTTTTCCAAAAACTTCTATATATGTTTTCTCCAAATTGTATTACCTTGCCAAAAACTTCACCATCAATTGATAATTTTAGTCCAGGTGGAAGTCTTCCAGCTGTTTTACTATATCGCACAACAGCATCAGGAACACTTGTAGTTGCTTCAATATTTAATGTACTTGTTAAATTTGCATTAATAGTACCTAGTGCTTTAATGCTTTGCCAAGTAATTCTTGAATCAACTTTACCTAACATTTTAACAGTAAACGTTTTGTCTTTGAATGCAGAATTAGTATCTACGGCAGCAGTTACTATTGTTTTTGTAAATGTTTCGTTTTGTCTTAAATATGCATCTAATGGTTTAGATAATGTAATTACATCATAACCTGGATTGCTATTATTGATTGCTGAAATTTTAAATATAGTGCCTTTAATATTAAATGTTTGATCTAATAACTGTTCTAAATTAGAAGTTTTTACTATTTTTAAATTATACGGTGCTGATGCTAATTTAGCTACACCATTACCTGATGTAGATCCTGAAGCTCTAAATTGTGTGCCAACTGTATTTGATGAAGCTCCAACTTCTGTATAGTCTGTATTTTCTACAGTTAAAATTTCATATAAGGAGTTTCTTATTAATTTTGATGCTGGTGTTCTTGTTTGAGCAAAAGTTTCTTCAAATGTTGTAAAACTAATTTGTGCAGTGTTTGTTGCTGGCCCTACATATCTTGTAGCTCGTACAGTAAATTTATATTCTTTAGTAATATTAGGTTGATACGGAACTATGCCAGCTAATTCGCCACTGCCTGGATCTAATTCAAGTCCTGGCGGAATAATACTTTCAGAACCGTCTATATTAAAATCTTGAATAGTATAGTTTACAAAACCTACAATATCGCTACTATCAATGATATCCATATAGAGCGTAACATAATTATCAGCTCTTCGATATCCTAGGTCTGCTGGAGTTAGCCATATTGGAGTTCGAATGTGCGAGGCGTCTGCACCAAATAGTGTATTACCTGATTGCATAATAGTATTGTCTGCACGTAGGAAATCATCTCCTACAACAAATATTCTAAACAAACGCTTTTCAATAGTATCTCCGTCACTTACACTTACACGGAATTGATAGTTTCTATTTAATTTTTTAGGTGACTTAGTAGCAACACTTTTATCATAAAATTCTATATCATAGTAAAAACTATCATAGCCGTTTGCACTTCTTACACCAAAATCAAAAGGATACTCACCGTAAGCATTTGTATCATAATAACCATTATTTGCAAGTGTATCAATTGCAAGGACAGGATCTACAACGCCAACAATTCTACCATCCCTGGTAAGTTGTATACCAGGCGGCAATTCTCCATCGCCACTAGCAACAAAGTATTCTAATGTTTGTCCTGCTTCGATATCATCATCATTTGCAATTAGTTGAAAATCTATAGGACTATTATCTAATATGTAAAATGTATCGTTATTACCAACTGGTAAAGAACCTGCACTAGTTTCCCATATTGGTTTGTCTGCACCACTAACACTTATTCTAAATGTTCGATCGTCAATTTCGTTATCTTTGGTAGCACGTAAAACAAATTTAAATTCTGTTTGCCGAGCAACTTCAAAAGCAGTTCCTTGAATTTTTTGATCGGTGATTCTCATTCCTGGTGGAAGCGAACCGCTAATAACTTCTAAAGATGAACCAGCAGCTACATCTAAATCTATAGGCTGAAGACTATCGACTCGAGATTCTCCGTCTCGAGGTTCTCTAAGAGTTTTTCCTTCTTCGATTTCTCTAAGAAGTGTGTTGTTGGATACATTCCATAACGCCATACAAGAATTCCTTTATATAGCAATATTTATCGAAAAATTAGATGTTAATATCACCAAGATCTAAACTTACATTAACGTTATTACCGCCGATAGACCCAAAGTCTACACTAGTTGTAGCAAATAAAAAGTCATATAAATTTGTTACTGCTACAGGTGTAATACTACCAAAGTTCCAACTATTTTCACTTTCACGATAATAGTTAATATCTCGTACGTCAATGCCGTGTACATTTCCTGTAAGATTTCCGTTAAAATTTGCATTTACTGTTGTTGCGGTTACTATACCAACGCCACCTAAATTATTACCATTTGCGTCTAGGCCAGCAGCAAGTCTAGGTGCCGGATCATCTTCTAGTTTAGTTAAAGCACTAGAATTAATAGTAATAGTATTACCGTCTCGTGCAGTAGTAATTGATGTTCCGCCTGCTAGTGTAATAGTACTACCTTCGGTAATTGTTACACTACCAGCATCTGCAGCAATATCAAATTGTGTTACGCCGGCATTAACATCAAGTGTAAGCTCATTCGAATCTGAAGACAGTGTGATATTACTTCCTGCGACAAGCGATTTAAACTGTAACTCTGCGTTATTTTTATTTGAAAACAAACCTTCGCCAGCACCTAAATTAAGTACTGTAGTTGCTTCTGGTGTTCGATTATTTAGGTCATTAAAGTTATAAACAACTTTTTCAAATGCTTCTCTTAGATCATCACCTGTGCCGTCGTTTGCTACACTGCCAAGGTTTATTGTTTGAATCGCCATATACTTGTCTCCTATACTGTATTTATTACATACGCCCTACAACAACTTCAACAACACCTCTTTCATCTGTGTCTTTTGAACCTACTGCTTTACCAATAACTGTACCTAATTTAGGATCGTTATCAACAATAGCATACCCTGGAATTGCACTAGTTACAAGCATATCACCTTTAGCAACAGTACCAATTACCTTACAAGGAACACGCCCTGTTAATGCTAGTGCAACAACAGTATCACCTTCTAATTGATTGTTCATTAAGTATGCAGGATCAGTTGACACAACACCTGCAATCTTACGATCACCTTTGGTGTCTGTTGTAGTAACTTCGTTGTCGCCACCAAATACTAATACTGTTCCTGGCTCATAAGCTTCGTCGCCTACATATTTTTCTGCCAAGTCAGCAAAGTTAGCTGTAGTTGCATTACCGTCAAATGTGCTTGCTTTAAGTGTTGCTGAGCTAGGAACATAACTAAGTCCAGAAGCTATAACATCATCTATATATAAATCTTTAGTTCCAGTAGTACCGGTAGCAAATATTGGATAGAACGATCCAGCATCAGTACGTTTTTGTGTAACTGTTACTTGACTTGCACTACCTACTGCTGCTGAGCCTAGGCTTGCACTAATTTCACCTGTTGCACTAATAGCAATATTAGTTCCAGCACTAAAGTGAGCTCTTACTTGTGTTGCACTAGGACCAGTATATGTGATAACACCAGTTGAACTATTATATGATAAACTACCATCGCCGCCTGCGTCTGATACACTAATAGCACCACGTGCATCTGAGTCTGCATACATAGTTGGTGTAGTATAACTCATTACACCAGTTGAACTATTATATGATAAATCTCCACCTGCACTAATAGCACCACGTGCATCTGAGTCTGCATACATCGTCGCCGCAGTAAAACTTATTACACCAGTTGTGTCGTTGTATGATATATCGCCACTTGCACTAATTAATCCACGTATGGTTGCATCAGTACGTTCAGTATATGATACAGCACCAGTTGAACTATCATATGATAACGAACCACTTGCACTAATTGAATCTCTTGCTCGTTGTGTTGTAAAGTATTCGTTAGTTGTACCTTCACTAATATCGTCAGTGTCGTGATTAGATACATCTGATACTTGCCCAGTGAGCTCGGTGGCAGTAAGTGTACCGCCAATGTGTACGTTTTCAGCAATACCAACTCCGCCATCTACAATTAATGCCCCTGTTGTTGTACTAGTACTAGTTGTAGTGTTGTTTAAGTTTACTGCGCCTGTAACATCAAGTGTACCACTAATAGTAGTGTTTGGTGTAACAGTTACACGTTGCCCGGTTTCTGTAGTTTTAAATACAATTAAGTCGCCTGCACTATCTTTGATGCTTAGAGCATCTGCTAGATTAGTTGGAACTACAATTTCGTTTTCAGTAGTTGCGCCTTTAAAGTTTATACTTTCAGAAAGATATAAATCCTTCCACGCCATCGTAGCAGCACCTAAATCGTAAGTATCGTTTGCACTTGGTATCATACTACTTGCAACATCAGCTGTAAATGTAACTGTATCAGTTGCAGCATTACCTAATGTAACGTTACCGGCAACAGTAAGTGTACCGCCAATATGTGCGTTTTTAGCAATACCAACTCCGCCATCTACAATTAATGCACCTGTTGTAGTTGAAGTTGATTGTGTAGTTTTGTCTAAGTTTACTGCACCGTCTACAGTTAATGTACCGTATACTCTTGTGTTACCAGTAGCATTAGCAACACTAAACTTAGTATTAGCACCTGTATTAACATTTAAACTGTTATTAATAGTTGTTGTACCGTCTGTAATAGTTTCACGTATTGAACCAGCAACACCTAAGTCAATTTGAGCTCGCGTAAATTTAGCTGTATTGGTGCCGTCACCTTCTACAACTAATGCAATTTCATCTGCTGCAGAATGTCTACCGCCTGCACCAATTGAAATACCTGTACCTGTATTATTTAATTCGCCTGGCGCCTGGATATAGTTTGTAAATACCCAAGGTGTATTTAAGTATGGCTCGTCTTTGTCAAGACCGCTGTTTTGCATAAAGTCACTTGCAAATCCGCCATAGTTTGTTTCACTCTTTTCAACTGACGTACTACCAATCTGTAAACTGGAAGTTACTGCACGAATATTGTGCTTAACTGACTGTCCAGCACCCGGTACTGAACCTTCTAGTGTCAATGAAAGTTGATCACCCGGTGTCCATAGTTCTAAGCGAGAGTTTCCTGAATTAAAATCAACTGCTCTTCTACCGTCAACTATTAAACCTCTAACATCAATCCAACCACCAATATCTAAATTGTTATCAATAGTAGCATAAGTGTCGCCAGTTTTTAGTGTTCTAACAAGACTGTCATCTGCACCTACATTAGTAATTGGTGTAGATCCATATATACCGTCAGCTACTTTAGTTAATGCTGATCCTAGCAAGTTCTGTGAACTAACAACATTAGTTGGAACACTTGCAGCACCTAAAACGCTGCCTCCTTGAATTTGTAGTTGTCCTGTAGTATTAAATGGTGTTGCACTTAATCCAACTAACACTACTTTGTTTTCTGTATTAACATCGCCTTGTACTGTACCTACAGCGCCTGTATTGCCTGCTTGTGTAATGATAGTACCGTCTGGTATAGTAATTTCGCCTACAGTAGTTATGATTGTTCCAGAAATAGTAACTAGTTGACTATCGTTAAAGTCTTTGTCTTGTAGACCTCCACCTTCGTCAACTACTAAACTAAATGGTATAGCTCTAGCAATACCACTTTCGCCTAAGCCTTCTTGTTCACCATCAAAGTCAATATCAGCACGACCAATAATTGTTTTCTCTGGTAAGTCCTGTATCTTATCAAACGTAATACCACGGTCTTTAATATTAATAAATCCAGTATTAAGAACATTACTAATTGTTGTTTGACTTTGTGCTGAGGCATCTTTTGTGTAATCACCTTCTTGAACTGCTATTTTAGTTAATCGATTACCGGTTGCGCTACCTACTGCAAACCCAGTTGCTGTTCTTACTCTAACTTGATATGGACCCGAACTATTAATAATTGCATCTACATATGCTACTTTAGTACTACTGTTTTGTGTAATTATATCATCAATCTGTAGTGAAGTAGTAAACGCCGCCGCATCAGTTCCTGTTAATGTCCAAAGTTGATCTTCAGCAAAAGCATCTGCACTGAATGCTGCCAAACCTTGATTTGCTTGTTTTGTACGTTGACCACTTGTACTAGAATCGTCTAATGCATCAGAATTTGTAAGTACTGGAGCATTGCTCATTAACAATTTGCTTTGTACAATGTCTGCTTCATTGTTTACATCACTATTGATAATTGCTTGATCTTGTAACTGTAAGTTTATTTTTGTTTTACCAGGATCTAAAATCTCGCCTGTTGTATCATCTTGAGTTGCTCGTACTCTTTCAACTTCAATGTTAACATCACTGCGTGTTACACTTCCTGGATCTCCATCGTCAACTGTGTTACTTGCTTCACTAGCATTTGCAAATTCTAATGTAGTTGTAACAATAGCACCGTCAAAACCGCCAGTTGTTTGACCATTTGCTCCGTCAGTGTTTTCGATTAACTCGTTCTCAAAATCTTGTAAACCTTGAGTGGTAACACTTAATGGATATATTCCTGGAGTACTTGTTACATCAGCATCTTCTGAATTTTTAATTGTAAGAGTATCAGCAGCATTATTTGTAAAAGTTCCAGTAACATTAATTAATTTAAATTGGTTACCGTTAGTTTTTGTGTTAGCACTAGCTGTACTAGTTGAATCTTGCGACCATAATATTTCGCCAGTTGCACCACTATTGAGCTGTTCAATAGTAAATCCTCTTTGAGCAGTTAGGTTATTGTTACTGCCGCTAGTTGTTATACTTGTGATCTGTAAAGGCTTATATGATAGTACATATATTTCTTCACTGTTATCAAGTGTCTTAGCTTCTAAGTCTTCAATATATGCTACACTATCAGTTGCATCACCTGTAATTATGTCTCCAACTCTCCAATCTTCCGGATTACCTGTTGCTTGTTTTACATAAACACGCTTGTTACCAGTTAATACAATTAAATCATTTTTACCATAATCTTGACCAAATGCAACTTCATTTAATTCAATATCGCGAAGTTCTTGAATTTCATCGTTAGCAAAAACACGTTTATCAACATATTGTTTGTTAGCGCCGTCTAAGTCTTGTGTAGGATCACCTAATTGAACAAGTCGACCATTTTGCATATTCAATGTATGATCTGGCTCTAAGTTAGCATCAAGCGTTTGTGTAAGTACTGGATTCTTTTGTGGAAGGAACCCGTCACCTAACAATGCAGTCTTAACATTCATATTTCTATCAAAGCCAAGACGTCTATCTATATATTGTTCAACTGAGTAAGATGTAGGCACTGTACTATTATCAATTGGTGACATTCCACTATCACCTGTAAATTTGTTAATTGTTTCACCGTCTCTAAATCCTAGTCCGTCTAGTCCTGAGATATTAATTTGTGCCGCAAATTTAACAGTACCGGTACCTTGGTCAACTTCGAAGAACTTACCAACTCTAAAGAAGCCGTCCTCGTCTGTTGACATAACAAACACACGCCCTTTTCCTCTTTCCCATACTTGAGATTTTTCAGCAATGTCTTCGTTAGTATATGCTTCAGCTTTTGATTCTGAAGGTTGACCAAAGATAATGTTTGGATAGTTACTAGTGTTGAATGATCCTGTACCAATATTACTAAAGTCGTGTCCTGTTGCACGAGTAAGTGAAATATTAACAGTAATTTCTGCAGGTTCACCGTCCTGAACACCAAGACTTAATACTACCTGTTGAATTTCTCCTCCATAACGAAGTGGACGAGCAATACCTGTGCTTGGAGGTGTTGGACTTGATTGTACATTTTTGTCAACTAACGGTGTTGGTTCAATTTCTAAATATGCAAATCCTGTTACTAATGAACTACCTACTGGCGTTCCAGTAGCATTTCCAGCACCATCGTGATATGCTTTAACTACGTGTACTCTATCTTTCCAACCAAAGATCATATCAGCATTTTGCAGTCTGCTTAATGAGTCCGGATCAGTAATTGGAGATGTTAATGCAACTAGTGTATCACCAGCTGTACCACCGAATGTATCAGAAGCACTAAATGCTGTTACTGTAGACACTGCTGTATTTGTTGCGTTAACTGTAATAGAGCTTGTAGTGAACGCTGTACCGTTCCAATCTGTAACATATAAAGTTTGTGTACCAGTAACAGTTTCAGCTGCTTTACCAGTTGCACTTCCTTGTGTAATTGTATCGCCTTTAGTAACAGTTACTCCAGCTGCAAGATCTAATTTTACATTTGCTTTGTATCTGTCGTAATTAACAGTTGAAAGAATGTATTGATAGTTATTATCAAATGTTAGTGTGTTAAATCCGTCTGGTAATTCAGCATCTGCTGTGCTACCCCAGTTACTAATAGTTGCAGTATCAAAGTTTAATGATCTATAAACTTTCGAAGATTCATTAAACACAACAGCAGTTGACGGACGAATTGGAACCGATTCAATGCCTTGAAGTGTTAATTTTGCTCTCTGTCTAATAACAACTCTTTCCCCACCATACAATTTATATGCTAAGCCACCAGTTGCACTAGTATTATCAGTAGTTTGGTTTGAGAATGTTAACTTCCAAACAGCACCATTAGTTCCACTAAGTGGTAACCCACTAGTATCGCCGGTACTGTCAATTGATGTAATATCAATACCATCGCTAAATTCAGTAGTATCAGTGCCTTCATAAACATTAGTAATTTTAATTTCGTCAGCACCGTTTGTAGTAAATGGTGTTGCACCGTCTGGTTGTGATATAATTAACTCAGTTCCACCTACAACATCGCCATTAGCGTCAGCAGTACGTTGTGGTACAACTACCTGTCCAGTTGCGCCACTGTTTTGTTGAGTAACAGTATCACCGTAGAATGCTGTTATACTTCCTGATAATGTTAACACTTGTTGGTTAACAGCAGGTACAGCTTCTTCAACATATGCAGGAATAACATTTACAACTTCGTATTTTCTAGAGTCAGTGCCTTCTTCGTCTGCTGGATAAGCAGTACCATTTGTTGAAAGACTTCCACTAAAGTTTCTTGCTGAAGTTAACCCAGCATCACTAAACAACGTAAATGAGTTTGCATCAACTTTTGTAATGTAGTGATCATCATTTAATCCACTAACACCTGCACTGTCTGAAATAGTAATTTTTTCACCAGTTTCATAACCGTGTCCTGTAAGGTTAATAGTATTTGTTCCAGTAAACGATACTAATGCTTTTCTGTTAGTAAAGGTGATATCAATTTCGCCTTCGGGTAAAGGTGTAAAGTCTGTATCGTAAACATATACATAGTTTTGCTCTGCATCAGTAACAAACTGTCCACTATCGTTTCTGTAAACTTTTGCTGTCTGAACAGTATTATATGCTAGTGTACCAGTTTGTGCAACTTCGTTAGGATCACTTCCTGCTGCAACTAAACCAAAGTTACCATAAGCATTAGAACCACCCACTGATCTAATTTCAGCACCATTGTTTGCATAGTAGGCTGCGTGACAGTAGTATGTGAACATACCAACCATCTCTGATAAACCTGTGTTAGTAACAAGTAGACCGTAACCTAAATCATTAATTTGTGTAAAGTCATTACCTAACTGTGATCTATTACCAGCAGTTTGTAGTATAGTAGGATAGTTTTCTTGTTGGCCGTATACTGGCGTTCTAACACCACCTACTAGTGTATAATTTGTAACTGGTCCTAACCAACCTTCGCCGTTCTCATTACCGTCTTTTGTTCCTGAGTTTTTGTCAAGTATCAATTCACAAGTACCAGTTGTACTGTTATAGCCACTAATTGCATTTACTTGGTATCTAACACCGTTCACATAAAATGGTGCTGGAAGTTCAGGTCGTCTAGTAAATAATCCGTGTCCTACACCTAATCCATTTACTTGAACTTGCGAACGTTTACTTCTTGCATATAATCTAAACGGATCACCGTTTTTTGGACCTACAATTTCTAATGGTATATTACCAACAAACCCGTCAACAAACATACCACCTCTAAATGATTGTTTGTTAACACTTTGTGAGAAACTTGATCCGTTTTGGATATATGGTGATTTAGTTAAAATTTGACCTGCAGGATCAAGTACTGTCATCATTCCGCCGTGTCCTTGAATAGTACACTGACGTATGATTGTAGCATCGTTCATTAAGAATACATCCATATCTCTGTTATTAATAGGTGGATTGTATTCAGGATCAAATGCAAAGATAATAGTATCAATCAAATTAGTTATAACACCACTAGACCCTGCTTCAGCTGCTGGATAATCTAGTTTCCAAGTTAATGAACTTCCAGATGGTGCTTGCGGAGCAGCAACATTTAATAATGATTCAGCAATACTCTTAATATGACTAAATGCTTGTGATGTAATTTCTTCTTGACCTACATCAACAGCGCCTTCGTAATACTTGCCCTGTACTTCCATTGATTGATCATTACGACCTTTTTCTAAGTCAAATACTAGTGCATCAACAACATAACCAATATCTCTTTTACATTTAGATGTATAAGTAAATTTACCTACGTTAACACTATCAGGAACACTAGCAACTCCTAATGCACCGGCTTCAGATCCTGTCAGATCGTTTACAGTGTCAAATGTTGTAGTTGGAGATACTAAAATAATAGTTGATTGGCTACCGGCGTTAACTGGAAGAGCTTTTACAACACCACTAGCCCCCGATGTAGTTTGAGTTAAAATTTCACCTGGTGCTACATCAATAATTCCATTTGTGACTATTGTAACTTCTGCCCAAGTACCAAATCCTGCTGCCTGTGCTGCTGTAGCTTGAGCATCCATAAAGTCATAAACTTCTTCTTGGATATTAATTTTGTTTTGGCGCATTAATTCAGCTGCGTTATCTCTTAAGCCTTTATTATTAACACTATTTGATGAGAATGTATTAACAGGTTTTGTTGAATCTTTAGCATAATGCCAACCCATATCAAAGTCGACTGTTCTAGTATTATCTGCACTAGCAACTGTCACACCTGATTGCGTTGCGCCATTTAGTACAACATCATCAGTTAAGTTAAATTGCGAACTAGCAGCAACGTCAGCACCTGCTGGATTGTAACCATCACTGTATCTAACATTCACAGTAGTTGAATTTGTTATATTTTCTAATATTGTAGCTCTAACGCCAGTATTACTGTCAATAAACGAAATAGTTCTATCAATAATATTAATACTAGCATCACCGCTTAATAAGTTAGATTCGATGTCGCCTTTAGCATCTTTCAATGATTGTACTGACCAAGCAACACTTGGCTGAGTCGGTGAACCTAATGTACTGTCACTTTGATTAGTAACGGCTGTTTCAATAATTGCAAGATTTGTACTTGCATCTGAACCTTCAGTTGCTGATGCATTTGCACCTGATGTAGTTTGAGTTAAATTGTTACCAGTGGCTCTTGATATTGCTACGCCAGTTAAGACATCACTTATAACGCTTTGTAAATGATCAACACCTTTAATTACAACTGCTTGTTGAGCAGCACTAAGATTTATTGTTCCACCTGTAGGCGAACCACCTGTAAAATATAATCTTGCTTGTGTTGTAGTAGCGTCATTGCCACCGTACAAAATATCATATGTTAAGGCGTCAATCCAAAATCCAGTATGTAGTTCAAGTAGATTGCTATCCCATCCTGCCGGAGGACTACCAGGACTATAATCATTAGTTATGTGAAATTTTACTTCGTTCTTTAAGAATGTTCTGTTAGCTTGTAGTTTATCTCTTGCTGCTACTTTGTTTGAGTCAAAACTTGCATCATCTGGAAATATTAACGCATTAGCAGAATCTTCTGTATCTTGATTACCGTTTTCAATAATGTCAAGTACTTCATTAAAATATCTATTTGATAATGAAAGTGCAGTTGAATTATCAGCAACTTCAGTAAGTTGAGCAACTAAGTTTCTAGCAAAACCAACGGCTGCTAATTCTTGTTGTAACTGGCTAGACTGTACTACTGCGCCACTTGCTCTTTGATATGCTAAACCTTGTGTTACAGAATTATAGTTTGTACCTAATGTAATATCAAAACCTGCTTGTGTTAAAATATAATCAAGGTCTCGTCTACATTTTGCTTCATTATATGAGAACGTATTTGCTTGTGTAAGAACATCTCCTGCATATGCAGTAAGTGAACCACCAGTGAGTGTAAGAGTAGCTTCGCCTTCAAATGTTACTGTGTTATTGTGTAGTGTTAAACCGTCAAAATATTTGTCACGATAGAAATACGTATTTGCCCATTTAGACTGTGATACACGATTCTTTGGACGTATAATTGCACGTCTCATTTCGTCGCCTAAAATAGAAACTTGTGAACTTACTTTGATTGGATAGTCTTCTTCGTATATTCCTGATTCTATACGTATTGTAATCTGCTTTTCACTAACTCGGTTACCAAATTCAAGTATATCACCAAGTGCGTCTGAAACGTTTACATTTTGTATAGAACGTCCTGCTCCGTCAACTAAAAATTCAATTGGTTCTTCTAGTATTAATTCTATTATATCAGTTTCTTCACCGTTGATTATTTCGTTTGTTGTGTTATCATAACTTACAATTCTACCAAGTGCATCACTGTTTATACCATTAACAACTTTACCAGGAACTATGTCAGTGTTTAATGGCTTACCTTGCCATACACTATCAAGACCACCTTTAGATATTTTCAGTAAGTATGGTGCACCTTCATTTAAATCAATACCTTCAAATGCTGGTAGTCCGTCAGTCATAATACTAACAATGTTTGCAACCAAGCCATTTAAACGATCAATTGATGCACTCGGAGCATCAATTTGACCAACATCTCGATACTGTGTATAGTCAGTGTTTAATACTGTAGGATATACATCATTAGTAAGTACATAACTTGCTAAAAGTTCTTTCGCTTTGTTAATTGTTGCAACTGTTTGATCTAACTGTGCTGTTACTGCAAGTCTTCCACTTGAGTTACTGTAATATCTAATACCAGCATTTCTTGATAATTTATTCGCTGTTGTTCCAGAAATTGTATCTAATCTTACAGCGTTAATAATTAATCTTAAATCTCTTGCACACGTTTCTTCGTTGTATGCAAAGTTTTTCCAAATGTATTCTGGATCGCTTGGTGTAAGTGTAAGGTCGGCATTTGCAGCCGCTATCTGAGATGATACCCAAGCAATAGTTTCTGCAACAACAAAGTCTAAGTTGTTGTTTATTAATAAATTAAATTTTTCAGTTGTTGCGCCGTAATCTGCTTTTAGTGCTGCATCAAAATCAGCTGATAAAACTTTTGAGTTTTGAAGATTAGTTTCATTAGATCCATACTGGATAGTTTGCATATATGGACCAGGTTCAACTCTACTTGCAATAACAATTTCTTCTGCTTTACGTGCAGCCGCATTAACTGTACGGTATGCATATGCTAGTGAACGTCCTTCTTTACCTGGAGGAGTACTTGCTTGTGTGTCGTCACCTGATGTGCTAACAAATATATTAATATTTGATGCAAAACTTGTGTTGTCTACATAAAATTTAGTAGCAGCTTGTAAATCTTCTAAACCATTTGGAGTACCAACGCCTGCAAGCTCACCTGGATGATCGTGCAAATATAGTGCGCCTTCCATTTCGTCACCTTGACGACGAACTGCACTTTCTCTCGGAATTGCTTCATTGGCTAAGAATGTGCCTGGCAAAAGATCTGGTTGATAATAAAAGTCTGCGAGTGTTTGTGTTCCAGTACCGCCAGCTGCTGTTATTGCGCCAGTACCAGCTTTAGCATCAGCTTCTGTAGGATGTAAACTTAGTGTTGTACTGTCAACAATTCTTATAAAAAATTTGCTATCTGGAAAATCATTAACGTCATTTAATGTTCTACTTGGTGTTACACTAGTATCTACTGCACTAGTTCCAGTTGTAGCATATGTAAATGGAGCACCGTTTCCTGATGTATCTAAACCGTGTCCTTGGCCTGATACAAGAATTCCGTCTTGATATCTATCGTTGATAACTATTCTACCAGAAGCATCAAAATTAGCAATAGTATAAGAATAATCTTCTACATTTACTTCGTCTTCTGTACGAACACGTAATTGAGAACCTGTACCTGATCCTGTAGATTTTAAATAAGTTTGGTCAGCAAACCCTTTGTCAATAAGAACATCGTCTTCGGTAAACCCATCATCACTAGCTAAAGCGGCCCACTGTGAAGGATTAGCAGTATTATAAGCAATTTTTCCACCTAAGTTTAAGTTTGCTCCGAGTGTTGGGTTTGGATCGCTTGAAAGAGAACTTTTTACAGATTTAACAACAATTACTGGACGTCCGTCATTA